GCGGCAGATTCTCGATCAGCGTGTTCACGATGGTCATAAGGGCTTGAACGGCAGCGGGAATCAGCTGCGGCAGGAGGGAAAGAATGGTGCTGAGCACCTGCGAAAACAGCTCCGTCACCGATTCCAGCAGTGTCGGCAGTAGTTCGCCCACCGCCGTCAGCAGCGCGTCCAGCACCGTGGGCAGTGCCGCGATGATGTTCTCAATGACGGGAGTAATGTTCTCCACCACGGTCTTGAAGGCGTCCACCATGTTGCCGCACAGCAGCTCCATGTCTGCGTTGGCATCACCGAAGCCAACAATGAGATTGGATACAGCAGATTTCAGCGCATTCATAGAGCCGGAGATGGTGGCTTCCGCTTCCTTGGCGGTGGTGCCTGCAATGTCCATGCTTTCCTGCATGACATGGATGGCTTCTACCACATCGGCGTAGGAGGAGATGTCATACTTGACGCCGGATATCTTCTCCGCATCGGCAAGAAGTCGCTCCATTTCCTGCTTTGTGCCGCCGTAGCCGAGTTTCAGGTTGTCCAGCATCGTATAGTTCTGCTTGGCAAAGCCCTGGTAGGCGTTCTGGATGGAGGACATATCCGTGCCCATCTTGTTGGCGTTGTCGGACATATCCGTGATTGCCATGTCCGCATATTTTGCGGCTTTCTCGGTGTCACCGCCGAGAGACTGGATGAGGCTTGCGGAAAAGCCCGTGACCGTCTCCATGTACTCGTTGGCGGAAAGACCGGCCGTTTTGTATGCATTGACGGCGTACCGCTGGATCTCCTGCGAGGAGTCCTTGAACAGAGTGTCAACACCGCCGACCAGCTGCTCGTAGTCCGCATAGGCGGCGATAACTTCTTTGCCGAGCTTCACGGCGGCGGCACCTGCGGCAACGGCCACAGCACCCATGGCGGCTCCCACGGTTTTCAGCACACCACCCAGCTTACTGAACTTATTCTCAGACTTTTCTGCGGAATCGCCCGCGTCCTCGACCTCTTCGCCCATATCATCCGCCGCCTCAGAGGTGTCCTTCAGTTCACGCTCCATATCGTTGAGGGCGGCCTCGGCGTTGTTCAGCTGGATCTGCCAGTTCTGGGTGCGGCGGTCGTTCTCGCCGAAGGAATCGGAGGCGTTTTTCAGTGCGGCACGGAGGGTTTCGATTTTCTGCTTCTGGGCTTCGATCTGATTGCCCAGGGCCTTGTGCTTTGCGGCGAGGGCATCGGCGGAACTGTCGTTTTTGTCGAACTGCGAGGTCACCAGCTTCATCTCGGAACCCAGCACCTTGAAGGACTGATTGATATCTGCCAGCGCCTTTTTGAATTCCTTCTCACCCTCAAGACCGATTTTCAGTCCGAAATTATCCGCCATGTGCCGTCACCTCCTTGTAGTTGGCATGAAAAAAGCACTCCTTCACCGCATACTTGGTACAAAAATGTCCGAAGTACGAGGTGAAAGGGTGCCTGATGGTATGAAAAAGGAGCGCCCCTGAAACAGGTCGCTCCTCAATACTGTGTGTATTTGTCCTGTCAGAACAGTTCCACCCGTCCCAACAGCAGGTCGATCAGGTTGCAGTGGAAGATGCCGTTGTCATCATAAAAATTGTGCGGCACATCCATGCGGACGATGATCTTTTTGAAGAAATCCTTTGTAAGCATCAGTGATGACAGCTCGGCGGCTTCTTTTTTATCGGTATCCATGCGGAAAGCGGACTGAATATAGATTTTCTTATCCGCGTCATTCACCACGAAGTCGATCTCTTTCTGAATCTTACTGCCATCGGAGCGGTCGCAAACCACACCGACATCAACAGAGTACCCACGCCGCAGGAGTTCGTTGTAGATCATGTTTTCCATGATATGACCGGGATCGTACTGGCGGTAATTCAGCCGTGCGTTCCGAAGCCCGATATCCGTATAGTAGTATTTGTTCGGATACTTGAAATAGGTCTTTCCTTTGACATCGTATCGCTTTGCCATTGAAATGAGGAAAGAGTCGATAACATACTGCACATAGTTTGAAACCATTGCAGGATTGATTTTTTCGTTCTTCATAGACGTGATGGCATTTGCGATATTGGTCGGATTCGTCAGCGAACTGATCTGCGAAGCAAGGAAGTCCAGAATATCATTCAGAACATCCTCGCGCTCGATGCCATTGCGTTCTACGATATCCTTGACATACAGTTCACTGTAAAGGGATGTCAGGTAATCCTTCTTATCCTTGTCATCCTCCAAAGCCAGCAGTCGCGGCATACCACCATAAAGCATATAGGTATCCAGAGTTTTGCGTTCATCTCCGCCTACAGCGGAATAGAATTCCGCAAACGACAGTGGGAATACATGAATCTGTGTAGCACGACCGCGAAATTCTGTGGCGATGTCTTTTGACAGCCCCTTGGAATTGCTGCCGGTTACATAAACGTCAAGGTTTTTATATGCCTTGAGTTCATTCAGCATATCATAGATAGTGACTTCAATGCCGCCGTTTTCCTTGTCCACTACTTTCGTGGTGAGCTGCACCTCATCAATGAACAGATAGAATTTTTCATCCTTCCTGTCCCGGACGGTGCTTTCTACATATTCGCACAGAGTGATAGGATTCCTGAATTTATAATAGCGCCGCTGATCCAGTTCAATTTTCAGGATGTGGTCCTCAGGAACATTCTTCGAAAGGAGATACTCGAAAAACAGGTCAAAAAGCAGTACGGACTTTCCACATCTGCGTATGCCTGTGATGACCTTTATCTCGCCGTTCCACATACTATGAATCAGTCGATTCATATAAGTATCTCGATTAATCATTCAATTCACCTCGTACTTAGGACAAAACTGTCCGAACTTCTATGTGTAGTATACCACGCTTTTTGAAAAATATCAAGGCTGCGGGAAAAAGTTCACAAAGAAGTTATGACAAAAACGGACTAAGTACGAGATGAACTGCGTTGATACGATTCAAATCCCCTCCGGGATAATATCGTCAATATAATGTTCCCTCGCCGGGGTTGCCTGACCGTTATACTGCTTGTGGCACTCCCACAGGTCGAGCAGCAGACCGAAGGGCATCAGCCACACCTCATCCTGTGACAGATGGAGGTGGGCAAGGCCGTAATAAAGAAGCCGGGTAAACAGCTCTGCATCGGAGACTGTTACCCGACTTGCGCGTTTTTTGAGTCTTTCTCGCTTTCCACATTCCGCTTGGTGCCCTTGTAGAGTGCCTCCGTAATGGCGGTTTTGTATCCGGCGAGGTCGAGGGGTGTGGTCAGAAGCTCTACCACATCCTCGGTGAGCAGTTCCTTGGGATTCTCCTTATCCTTGAGGTTGTGAATAAGAATGCTCTGATTCGCCAGAAGCGTGATCAGCCACACAATCTCACCGATGGCCATTTCAAAGTTCTCGGATTTCATCAGCTTCTCGCCGAGGTTTTCCAGACCGCCGTAGCGACCGGCGATCTCTCTGGTTGCCTTGGTGGTAAGCAGCAGGGTGTATTCCTCATCACCGATGGTAATGGTTGCGGTTCTTTCGTTATCCATCATAAGTTACCTCCGTTAAGTGGATTTCTCGGGTGATGCCGCATAGGTCGGCTCGTATACCGTCTTATACCAGTTGGAAATGGTGGCCGCCGTCACGGTAGTATCACCCTCGGTGACCTCCGCTTTCCAGGGATGCGCACCCTTGGCGTCCGGCTTATTGCGGCGCAGAATGGTTCCCTCAATGGTGGGCGTGGAGAAGGTAATGCTGTCGCCCTTGGTGGCGAGATTGGTGGCCGGGATGCCGAACTTCACGCGATAGAGCCAGAAGTATTTATACTTGCCGTTGGACTTCTTCGCACGGAAGCCCACCGCCACAGGCTCCCCGCCGTCCTCGCTTGCGGAGACGACCACGCCGTTTTTGTCGATGGTCGCGCCTGTCAGGTCGGACGCGGCGGTCGCACCGATGTCATCCACGCCGAGTGACAGCGTGCCGCTTTTGAATTCCTTTACGATCTCTGCCGCACCGTCGTCGGCGTAGAGAGTCGCTTCCGCCAGTTCCACAGAAAGCTCTGCGGTCATGGCCTTTGCCAGCTGCACCGGAGAAGCGTAGGTTTCCTCGCCGCTTGCGTCCTCGGTGATTTTGGCGTAATAGAGTTTGTCAAGACCGATGGTTGCCATGTCTTAAACCTCCAATTCATAGATTTGTGCCACATCAATGGCGTAGTGGTGATAGCCGGTGTCGGTTTCAAAACCGATGTACCGGCGGTCGGTAATATAGAAATCCGCACCAAGAAGGGTACGAACGAGTGCATTTTTCAGCTTGGTGTAGCTGCCCTTTGTGAAGAGCGACAGCCGAACCTCCTGGGTTTCGCAGCCGGGAGCGTTGTTAGCGTGAAGCTCGAACCCGTCGGACATCGGGGTGAGCACCAGATAGGTGTCCGGCGCTTTATCGGAGAACACGCCTGTTTCCACGGGGATACCGCAGCCGGATAGCAGCGTGTTCAGTTCGGATAAAAGATTCATCGGGTTTTGACCTCCTCTTCGAGTCTTTGCGTCATGGCATCGATGCATTCCTGTTTGGATGCCGTTTTTGCGGGCTTCAGAAATGGTTTTGCAGGCTGACCGTGCTTGCCGTATTCCAGAATGTTCGCCAGTTTGGCGTTGCTGCCGCCATCCGAGCGAGGTTCAGCAAAACCGACCTTGACATCGTGGTTGCCGTTTCGGTTCAGCTTGGACGGAGAAAGGCCCAGCGCACCTTCTAATTCGCCGGTGGAACGGGAGTCGTATTTCGTACCCCTGCCCACAACGGAGGAGAGGTTGCTGCGCACCTTGGAGAGAACCACCTCGCCACCGGCTTGCAAAACGGAGTCCGCAACGCTGTCAAAATCGCTGCCCAAGCGGGAGATTTTCAGGAGGAATTCCTCCGGCAGTTTCATTTCACACTTTGCCAATGGTCGATTCACTCCTTTTTGCTAAAATCTCGATATACATTCCACGGCCTTTTACATTCTCCACGGAAACGATGTCGTACCGTCCGTCCTCCGTAATAAGAAAATGGTCGGCAGTGACCGTCAGACCGGGAATGCAACGAAAACGGAACAGGTCAGTGGCTTCGCTGAATGCGGCGAGGTTTGCCCAACGCTGTGAGCCGTGCCGGCCTTCCCGGTAGACACGGACGGAAGCGAGGACTTCATCCTCAGAATGGGTA